GAATGATGATCTTAATCTCTTTATAAACTTAGCGAATTTTATTTCATCTCTAATCATTCCGTCAGCAGCCATTGTGAAATCATCGCCACCGTCTTCATACATAAATCTACTGTATGGAATTTTGGAAACTTGTTTAAGCTTATCAGCAAAGTACTTTAACGCTTCTGTGTCATCTAATTCAGGTCCTTCAGAACTTAATGTTTCAATTTCTGGAGATTCACCATCTTTACTTGGTAACCAATATTCTTTGTTGAATTGTAACATTGGCTTCCCATTCGTATGTAACGATGCAGATTCCCAATCAAAGTCTACTACTTCTTTATAGTTACCCATCAATTGTGCAAGAGACTGTTTAGCTCTTGTTTTAGATTTACCACCAACTGGGATAACAAATTTCATTCTATATGAAGAGTTTGTAACAGCCCAAATAACTCTGGTATGTTCCATGATTCTTAATAAATTGAATGAACGTACTAATCTTTCTAAATAACTTACTCTCGATGCAGTAGTAATAGAACTGTATGAGATATAAACGACTTGAGCATCGTATAAGTTTCTTTCTTTTTGAGGATCTCCTTTAAATTGAGTCCACATCTTTTTACCATCTTCCATATTTAACCCTGGTACTAGAGTTACTGGATCTATTTCTTTAAAACCGATGATTTCTGTTTGATCTGGACTATAAATAATTTCAAATGATAAATAACCATCAACTAGCCACTTTCTAAAGTAATACCAGACTGATTGGTCTGAAGCAAATCCAAAGTATTGATAAATTTGTCTATACGCTTTTTGCATATAAGCATTAACGTCTTCGTTAACATCCATACCTATTAATTCAGGTACTGCCATGAAGTTTTTATTATCATATACAATAGCTTCATCACAAAGGATGTCTAAGATGTCTTCTATTTCATCGTACGTTGAGAATCTTCTTAGTTCTTCACGTTTACCAATATATGCTTGATCAAAAAATGGAATACTCTTACGCTCTGATGTATCTGCCATTGAAAGGGCAGCAAAGGTATCATACATATTATCAGGGTCTACACCCATCATATTACCCATGTTTAATTGTCCATATCCTAGCGCATCCTCCATTGGACCAATTGCTTGGGACTGTCTTAGAACCATATCATCATAAAACATACCAAATGATGATAACTTCTTTAAAGCACCTCCCAGGGTAAATGGTGTTTTACCACTACCTCTATTATCTCTATCTACGAATCCTGCCATTTTATTTAATTTTTCTTCTTTTTATATATCTTTATTTTCTCATGTACTCTGCATGCAATGCTCTGACCATTCTGATGCTTGCTCCATTTATCTCTATTAGATTAGCTAATGCAATTTTTGGCCATGACTTATATGTTATTACTGCTTGTTTTCTTTTTCGTTCAGGTTTATATTGTCTAATTGCAAAACCAAAACCAAATCTATCCAAATATGCTTTAACTCCATCATACGTAATTCTTAATGGTCTATCATTTGCTGCATTACGACCTTCTGCACCTTGCATTTGGTTCTTAAGCGACTCATATAAATCATCTAACATTTGTTCTTTAACTCTAATTGGTAGAAGGTTTAAATTAACTCCCATATCATTTGAGTTCTTTGAATCAAGCGCTAAAACTACTGGATGCATATCAAACCAAGGTAGATCTTTTGTAATTGGATCTCTGTATTCGAAAGTATAAATCTTTCCAGGTCTAAATTGTTCTCTAACTCGAGTTACTTCATTTAATCTTCTACTTCTTCTACTATCCTCATACCAAGAATCAGCAAAAGACCTAGCAGCTTTTTTACTGCCATGTTCTTTTACCATCTTTCTTATTTCTGACTTAACGTAACCCATTTCCTATAGTATCTTCTGTTAAAACAATAAAGCTCCAACCTCGTGTTAGAGAATATGCTTTAGCAGCGGCGTACTTATCCATATTTTTTACATATGCCTCACATAGAAATTTGTAAGATTCTAATGATTTTCTAGATGTTTTTGTTGGCATTTTTGGTTTTTGTATCTGAGCCTTTGGTTTAATTTCTACCAAATACTCTTTAAATGTACCATCTCCTTGTGATGCTTTAAAATAGAAGTCTGGATAATATCGGTGTGTTCTGTTATCTTGTCTTGATATGTATTTAATTTCTATAGGCTCACTAGACCATGCAACTACCTTATCGTGATTATCACACCAAACCATAAACTTATATTCCCATGAACTTCTGAATATAATATCTCCTCCTCCAACATATTTGTTTCTATATTGTGGAGTATAATATCCCTGCTTAAATGCAGATTTTTTAGAGGGTTTGTTGTTTTTTATAGACATCTAAAGCGAGTAAATACCTGATTGGTTTTCACTATTACCAGAACTTTTGCCTATTGACAAAGTACCTTTATATTTTTTAGGGTGTATCTTATTCCAACCTTTTGCATAGCCTCTTTTAGCTATCTCAGTAAAGTACGCAAATGCATTTGGATATATTGGGTTAAAATTCCTCCAATATTTAAGTAAGTCTAATAAAGCGAATTGTAAGCAATCGTTTCTATCATCTTCGCTAACATACGTCATTCTATTTATAGCCCTTTCAGCTAAAAGAATTAACATTTTCTCAGCTTCTCGAGTTAACTTATCTTCTTCTTTAGATAATACCATCTGGTCATACAAATCTCTGTTGTTTAGATAGTTCTTTGATTTTCTTCTTTTTGCCATTATGTTATTTGTTTATTTTATATAAACGAATGTGAAAAAGTTTATTGTTTAGTGGTATCGTTAAGAATCTTACCTTCCCAGAATTTAATCTCAGTAACTAATAATAAATCAGCACGTTTAAGATCTTTTGACATTTCAAAGTCATGAGGTATCTGACCTCTTAAATCCTTTAGAAATATAATATTTTTAAAGCATTCTTTTTTCGATGCGTTATCTTTATTATATGCCATTTATGTCTCCTTTGTTTTTGTTGATTATATCTGCATCTATTGTGAACATTCTTTTACCAGAGTGCATTTCAGTATCAAATTCAAATGTTGGAAGATGTGAACTTACTTCTATCGATAAATTTGCTTTGTATTGATCTTTGTCATCGAACGTAAAGTCGATTGGTTTTGTTATTTCGAAGTCATCTGGTAATGCATATTGCGCAGGTAACCTAAATATACCCTCATCTAAGTGACCAACTTCTACATTATAATAATTAGTTTTGTATAGTGTTTTTACGATTGATTCTGTAACTTTCAGTGCATCTAACATTGAAGATACTAATATCTCAATATCAAATGATAGTGTTATTGGAATCATTTCGAATTCTGCAGTGTAGTTTTGTAAAATACCATTAGCATCCATTTTAGAATATTCTCCACGAATACCCTTGTTCACTAATCTACCTGAATCTATTGAGAAGCTTGTTAAATTTGCAACTCCTCTTGGTACAGCATCGTAATTTCCATCTGCATGTTCTGTAGTTGGAGAACACCCTGGTCCGCTTGGGAGTTGAAACAAGAAATGATCTCTTAAAAAATCATCATCTCCTGTTATTGAATAGTAGAATGGAACATCAATAATAGCTCTTTCGTCAGCGCTGATTTGCCTTTTAAAATATACCTTATTATTTAAATCAGCTAAAAGACCGATTACTATGTGCCTGATGACGCTGTCATCTTTATTATATTTAATGTTGTAAGTTGACATCTGTATAGTTTATAATTCTTTAACTATATATCAGATATTATTCTATTATCTCTACGTCTAATTTGCTAAAGCCGTTCTCCTTATAGATTTGAATCTTTTTATCGAACAACTCTCTTGGTAATTCAGTATGGTTGATTACAAATGTATTGATATGGTTCTCTCTAATAACATTACCAAGGATCTTAACGATGTTATGAATTCCATCAGCATCGATAGAGCTTAATAACTCATCTAGGAATAAAAGATTTAATTGAGGGAATCTCAGCTTCAGTAATTTTATAAGTGCTATAATAACTACAAAGTCAGCTTTCTTTCTCTCACCAGTCGACAGTGTCATCGGATTAATCTCTTCACCTAAATGATTTACTATGCAATTAAACTTCTCATCGAAACGAACTTGAAAGTGCAAGTGCATTGTAGTTAACATTGCAGCTATATTTGTGTTTAATACTGGTAGAATAGATTTAACAGCCATGTTCTTAATTCCATCTTCTCCTAAAATATCTTCAACGACATCTAAGAATGAGAAATCTGCGTTTAATATATCTCTTTCATTTGATTTTGAATCTGCACTTTTTTCAAAGTCTGCAATAATCTGATTTAAATGTTTAAAGCTTTTAGAAGTATCTGTAGTTCTTAATGAAAGTATTTCCTTCTTAAATCCAGCAATCTGAGAATTTATTGAAGATACCTTTATACCAACTGCACTTTTTTTAGTTCTTAATGTTGTTATCTGAGAATTTATACCATCTAATTTTAATTGAATCTCATCTACTTTACTTGGTATATCATCTGATTCTTTCTGCATTTCACATTTACGATCTTTATGAAACTCAGTACTTAATTCACTTTCACACATAGGACATATATTGTTTTCATATAATCCTATTTGCTTCTTTAAATTCTTTAACTTAAATGATAGTCTATTCAGTTCAGTTTGCTCGTTAGTTGCTTGAGTTGATGATTCTGTAATTTTACCAGTTATTGTTATATTCGCATCACCTAATTTAGTTTTCTGATCTGCTAACGCAATCAAAGTTTTCTTAAGCTCTTCAATTCTCTCTTTATTCTTCTCCTTAGATTCACTAGTCAATTCATTAAGTTTAGAATTAACTGACATTACGTTTTCATTGATTTGGTTTAATTCAGCATCAAATGATTCAATATCAGATCTGATCATCTTTCTCTCGTCCTTCAATGCGTTTTGCATATCATTCAAGATTGAGAATCCAAACATTCTGTCTATAATTCTCTTCTTATCATAATTAGACATCGTCAAGAAAGACTTAAAGTCATTTACTGATAGTATTATAATGTTCTTAAATACGTGATAAGGAATTCCGAAGACTTCTTCTTCTAAATATTCTTGAACTGATTTCTTACCTGCTTTATCAAACTCTATTCCGTTCAACTTAACTTCAAATTTACCAGGTGCAAGACCTCTTTCAATTTCAACTACAGTCGTTCCACATAATAGTTTAATATTTACTAAAAGTTCTTTATTAATTCTATTAGGAAGATCTCCAAGCTTTACGCTTTCAACCTTTCCATACAAAGCAAAGACGATAGCGTTAGCAATCGTCGTTTTCCCGTGACCGTTTTTACCTAAAGTCAAAATAAGCTCAGCAACATCTCCATCTAGATCAATTCGTTGGGTATTGTTACCGTAGCTTGCGAAGTTCTTAAATTCAATATATTCTATTTTCATCTACTCTGCGTCTGGATTAAAGTTATATGCACATAAACTATGAAGTGCAGTTAATTTTGATTCTATTCTGTTTTTAGTTTCCTCGTCATGATTACTATTATCTAAATATACTTTAATTAGATTAGTTACATCATAGTCTTTATATAGATCTTCTTCGTTAATATCTGACATATCGACATCAACCATTGATTCTTGTTCGTATATTGTAGGTTCTATTCGTCTTCCGATTCCTTGAACTTTATTAATTAACTTAGAAAGAGCAGTTGTTGTTGCAATATGTGAAGGAACATAAAGATCTACAAAATTATCTGTGATAGCTTCTCTAAATTCACCAAGAGTCATATCATATATTTTAGATAAAAAGAACTTAACAAACTTAGGTGATACTATATTTTCAGTAAAAGTTTCTTCCATAGTACTTAAATCTACCATGTCAAATCCTTTAATGTTATTTATATCGCTTCGTGTTAATTCATATGGAGTACCAACCAACTTTAAAACTCCTTTAGTTTGTCTATAATGTATATGTCCACTGTATACTACCTCGAAGTTACGGTATGCACTAATATCAGTACCATGTATATTTTTAACTTTAGAATTTAGAGCAACTCCCATCACTTCTGAGTGACAAAATACAATATTAGTATCTGGAAATTCTGCTAATGTTTCAGCTTCATGTTCTGGTCCAGTTCTCCAAGGCATCAATAATACATTCTTACCTCCCCATTTAAATGAAACAGGATCTTTGTATATTGAAACGTTTGGAATCCACTTCAAAGTATCTATAGAAGTTACTTCATTAGACTTCTTAGCCCAAATATCATGATTTCCTGCAATAACGTGAGTAGGTAGAATCTCTCCTAACCTTTCAAATAAATCTATAGCATAATGCAATACTTTTAAATTTATACTCTGTCTATTATCAAAAGCATCTCCTACTTGAACTAATATATCTCCATCTCTTACATGCTTCTTAAGATGCGGAATAAATTGATTCTCGTAAAAGTCTTTTTGTATTTGAAGCCATTCCATTGAATTTGAACGTACACCAAGATGCATGTCTCCTAGAATCCAAATACGCTTAACTTCCTTATTAAGTGTTTTATCATCTATCATATTAGAATAATCTATTTATGTTTCTTTTCCCTAAAACTCCAGTTGCTTTATCAAGCTCTGTTATTAAATCTTCTTTGAATTTATTTCCAAGAGACGAATAAAACTTTGTAGGATTGACATTAAAATAATCACAAAGTACTGAGAATACTACAATCATTGAGTGATCTTTACATAACTCATCATTCATAAAATCATAAACGTTATTTATATCAATCTTCTTTAATTTTAAAGTCTGATTGAATTCATCAATTTTATTAAATTTCTTGAATCTTGAGTTAGTAACTAGATCATGTATTTTATCCATTATAATATCTTGTTCTATTTTATCCTCTTCGTTTCTGTCATCAGCATATGCTGGAGCGATCTCAAACGATAAATTAGAATCTAATTCAAATTCCTGATCTTCAAACGTATTATCAAATATCTTATCTCTCTTTGTTCTTCCTGTATTCTTATTCATATTATTATATTTTATAGTTCGTAGATATTTGATGTAGTAATTTCATCTGTTTCTGTTAATTTCATGTAAGAGTAATTTATTTCTAATTTACATCTGTTACCTTTACCTTCTCCATCTCTAATCTTTAATATCTTCAACCAATATTCATAATTAGCTCTCATAATATCATCTTGTATAATACCTAACATAACATCGGCAGTATGAGAGAGTCCAGCAGATTCTGCAATATCTCCTAATCCAATATCACTTGAATTATAATTGTTTCTATTAATTTGAGTTGCTGTTACAATTAACCAGTTATTACGAATACCCATTGCTCTTAAATCTTCAGCAATTTGCTTGATCTTCATGTAAGTATTCTCAGTATTTAGATTTCTGTAATTTGCTAAGATGTTAATATAATCAATTACTACAGCTCCAAGCTTGA